GTTGCACAGAACAAAAAAGATCGTGCGATGTTTAGCACGAGAGCGGGGTTCTTTATTTCAAATACTGCGACTGAAGGCGAGAGAACACTTGCGCCAGGCGACACCATTCAATATCGAATTTACCGGTCTAGTGATAAGGATTTTATCTTTGAAAAAGACGGTAATTCGTCTGGAGGACAAGAGCCTAGCGAGGTGTTGACTGAAGACGTTGCAAGCACTATCAGCAGCCTGCAACGCGGATACGACGAAGCGATAAATGTAGGCGACCTTTACAAGGCGGGAAGTGCCTTAGTAATTTGCACAGCTCGATCAACCAGTCCGTTTGAAAGTGAGGCAGACGGCAACGGAGCCGGGACTACTGTGACTCACACGTTTGAGTGCATAGAGGGAGGAGTAGTTGATACATGGAGAGAGGAGACTTTAGAACGAGGCCCATTTTTCGATACCGATGATTACGAGGACAATCCTGACTATCGAGCAAAGAATGCAACAGAGACCGGCCATCTGTTGAGGTGTGCCATTGCGTCATTCACTTTGGAACGAGCCGCAAAAACAATAGAAATTGGATTTAAGTCACGAGTAGGTATGAAGTCAAATGGCATTGCCAACTTCAACTCGCTAAAAGTCCCACCCAGATATGAGGGTGAATACGACCAGTATCAAGAATATGTAGACGCTGAATTTTGTGGAGGCCAAGAGAGCGGTGATAGTTCTGAAGAAGAGGCCTACCGCAAAGAAATCCTTGCCGGTAAGTACACCAGCTTTGATGATCGGTATAGCTTTTTCAAAATTCAATTCAGAGACGCAGATCAAACAACGTTCACGACTTTGGATGAGTGCTTTGGTATCCGAAGCCAAACAAGCAAAGACGTTTACAACTTCATACGTTTGAGGTTTGCCAGTGAGAAGAGAAGAGAGTTGAGGTTTGTGCCATTGAGTGGTTATGAAATTAGGAACAGCAAAGGCATGGGGGCCGGCGACTTGATGCTGCTCGATCCGCACGTTGAAAACAAAGTCATTCGCACCAGTGGATCTGTGCAGTTGATTTTCAATGGCACCGAAAACATCAATCGCACACCTGCGGTGCTTGGTATCAACGCCTTTTCAAACCAAAATACTGGAATCACTGGTGGTATTCCCACTGGCACTACAGGCTTGACTTTGAATGTTGCCGGGGACAGTTACTTCAAACCCGGCACATTCACCCCGTTTACTAATAAGGGCGATGTGTCGCTGGTGGATCATTCATCTGGATCAAGTTCAGGTCGAAGAGCCAAGGTGCGGTTTTCTTCTGGGAGTATGGGCGGAGATGTAATAAGTTGGACTGTAACCCGCAGCGGTGAGAATTATGCGGTCGGCGACACATTAACTCTCAGCGAAGGTGACTTGGGATATGCACTTTCAGGGTCGAATGCTCACAACGGCACCGATGCAAAATGGACTGTCACATCAGTTGGGAACAGTAACCGTAAACCAATCGGTTTTGCACCAGAGGACGATGGAAGCTACTACGTCGACGCCTTTGCACGAATAGCAGAAGCTTTCACATATTCCGACATACAAAACAGCGCAAACCAGCCGGAACATACAATCTCCTATGTAAACATCATCCAAGAAAACGATTCAACTCCAAATTACGACAACTTGGCGCTAGTCGGTCTGAACATCCGTAGCACGAAAGAAATTAGACAGCTCGATCAAGTCAGTGTCTATGTCCAGCGAGGAGTGATTGACTCCCACCTTTTCCCAGACGTTTTCAAAGACCTGTTGATGAATCGGGTTTATGGGGTCGGTGGGTTTTTCGATCGGGCGCAAATTGACGAAAACTCGTTTGACGAAGCAGCGACTTTCACAGAAGGTCGCCGGTACTTCTATGACGGCGCAATTAGCGAAAAACTCAATCTGCGCAGCTGGGGAACAGACATGGCCAGCAACTTCCTTTTGGATCTAGGCATCAGCGGCGGCAAATTCACTCTTACACCAGTAGTCAACTTCGACGGTCCAGAAACTATTCGTGCCTTGATGACAGCAGGCAACATAATCGAGGACTCATTTGAGGCCAACTACTTTGATTCAAAAGACCGGCTGCTTCCCCGAGTTTCTGTGAAGTGGCGTGAGGAAAGACAAAGCCTGAGTTTGACGGACAGAGGCCTGTTCCCACAGGTCCGAGAAGTATTGGTGTCGCGGGTTGATTCCGGAGAATCGCCGCCAGACGAATCGCTTGATATGAGCGCTTTCTGCACGAACGAAAATCACGCCATTGAACGTGCCAAGTGGTTGTGCCAGCAGCGAAAGCACATCACCCACTCGATTCGTTTCAAGACCTTGCCGAGTGAAGCAAGTTTCCAGGTCGGCAGTGTGATCAAAGTTGCAGTGGAAGCGGTCAGCTACCAACCAGCAACTAATGGTGCGATCTCCTCTAACGGCACTGTCACCTCATGGCCAAATCTGGACGACGGAGACCACGACGTTCTTTTGTGGAACGGCGACACCCTTTCAGAGCAGACAATCAGGGTGGTCAACCAACAAACTAATGATGCCGTATCTAGTGTCTTCTGTCTTAAGGACAGCGAAAACAAAGCTGAGGGATACAAGGTCCAGAGCATTGCATTCGACGAAGATGGAAACATCGATGTCACTGCGATCTACTGGCCTTTAGATGAAAATGATCACAGTAAGCTGAAGGAAGATTTTGGCGATGCTTTTTTCCTCATAGAACGCTGATGGCAACTGCATTTCCCGAGATCTCACCCACCAGCCGCAGGTATAACCCTGGGCAATTTCCCACCAAAAGATTTAGCGCAATAAACGGTGCTGGGTTTACTCGCCTGTTTGGTAGCAAGGCTTTTGATGCAGAACTGGATTGCGAATTCATACTTAATGACTCGCAGCTAATGGAGCTAGTCAACTGCTACACAGCCGCGAAAGGGGCCAATGACACTCTGGTTTTGCCTACCGCAATGTTTAGCGGAATGGATTCTTCTGTATTCCCGAACTACCTAAGCTGGAGATGGGCAGAAACACCATCAATCGAAACTGTCCAAAACGGCCTTTCCCGAGTGTCCGTCAGATTGATCGCAACCTTGGAGGTCTGAAATGGGCGTTCTTACCGGCTCTGATGGTCAACTGAAACACGGCAATGCTGTTGTCGCTAAATGTAGAAACTGGTCCTTGACCATCAGCAGAAATAGCGTCGAGACCACTGTTATCGGTGCCGCCGATCGGACCTACACCCCAGGAATTAAAGGGGCTACAGGCAGTGCTTCGCTGTTTTATGACCCGGACGACATCAATACGGTCAACTTCCTGAACACGATCATGAACGACACCACCGAGTCCGTTGAGTTTGTTCTGGACAAGGTGGGTGGCCAAAAGGTTGCAGGCACCGGTTTCATCACGTCAATCTCTCCCAGCGTCTCTGTCGGAGAGGCACAGGCCTGTGAAATTGCCTTTCAGATGAGCGGAACCTTTGACATGAACTTCTAATGGCTGTTCTTGGAGTTGGTGGCCGCCTCAAGCTCAAGCGCTTACCGGTCAAAAAGACAGTCGTTTTAGACGGGGGTTATTTAGACACCCTCTGTGATCGGATCAAGGGCGCTCCGGACTGGTTGTGGAATGGCGACCGGGTCCAGGTGCAGGACTTTCCCAATGTCTGCGATACCACCGGCATTCCTGGAAAGGTCAGCGGTTTCGGCGTCTACGCCGGAAGCAAGTGGTATCTAGGGCCAAACCGTAACCACGTTCTTAACGAGAGCGACCGTTACTACAAGACCGGCACGGAATCATATCCGGCAGGTGAGGCAGCCGACGACGCCAAGTTCTATTCAAAGAACCTTGTCGGCGGAGTTCCTGAGAGCTGCAGCGAGCAGGACTACTTCGTCCATGCGGATCAATTTGGATTCCTGAGCTTCTACGAAACGCGATGCCAAGCCTTCACCGGTTCCCCCATGGATCGCGTCGAAGTCGCGAACGTCTACGGAGACGTAACCGTCACCGCCTACGGATCGGTAGATTATCAAAACGCTTACTGGGCCTGCTACGACGGGCCTTGCTCAGGAGCTACAAGCGACTACTGGTTCAGCGATATTCAGGACGATGCAACAGACGAAAGCATTTGCGAGCACGAGCCGACTTACGACAAACCTGTAGCAGGCACAGGCGATTACAACAACGCAGACGTGCAACCCAGGGTCGGCGCAGGTTTCCCCGGATGGCAGGTCATCGCAGGAATCCGCGAGTGGAATCTTGAGCTGGCGGCAGACCAAGTTGACACCAGCGGCGTCGGTGAAAGGTTCGGCACAGCCGTCAAGTCGATGGTCAATGGCGGTGGCCAGATGGAGTATTTCATCGACCGCGAATGCTTCGATGTAGACGACGACAACGCCCTAGCTCTGATGCAGCTGCTGCTGATGACAGAGAAAGGATGCGAAGCAGATGCTGAGTTCTGGATGATGAACGAGAAGATGAACCCTGACCTGCGCCGCAATCGAATTGGTGGTGGTTTGTTCTACGCAGCCAAGCTGCTAGTTACGCAGACAGCAGTTAATGTTCGACCTACAGAGTTAGTAGCTGGATCGGCACGATTCGTAACTACAGGAGACATTAGACTCAGACAAACGTCCTAGGTAGTTGGCGAGTGACTGAGATTAACCGCGCTGGTCAAAACAACTCACTCGGCCACATTGATACGCCCCAAGGACATTTCCGATCGCAGATTGATGCGCTGACGGATGCTGTCCGTCAGCTTGGTGGTAAAGCGGAAATCGCAGAGAGCGGCAGCATTGTCAATTCGCCCCTAAATGCGCCATACCAGCTATATGTCAACCCGTATATCGGCAACGATACTTTTGTTACTGGTGATTATGCCACCGCTGATGACGGCACCTTCGAGCAGAAGATGCGGCGAATCAGCCTGCAGCGCTTGGAGTGTGGCTATACCGAGGCGCGGCCGTTCAAGACAATCAACCGTGCTGTTATTGAAGCCGCGATCATCACCAGCAGGGATTATCTAAATCTTCCTGGCAACCTGTGTGGCGATCTGGTTTCGATCAACATTGCGCCTGGCGTCCACACGGTCATCAATGACCCTGGCATCGCTTACACATCAGCTGATTTCCCAACATGGGCTGATGGCTATGAGCCAAGTGCAAGTGACTTGGCCAAGTTCAACGCGGTCGACGGCGGCGTCATCCTGCCCAGGGGTGTCAGCCTCTGCAGCATCGACCTACGGAAGTGCAATCTGCGCCCCAACTTCGTCCCCGGTCAGCCTGGCGACAGCACGCCTTTGGATGAGGCGCACGATTACTCGAACCGTCGCCCGATCTTCCGCGTCACCGGAACGGGCTTCTTTTACGGGTTTACCTTCATTGACAAACTCGATTACGAGAAGACCCACCACCTGCTTGACACGTTCTCATTTACAGGACGGAACAGGGCCGACACCTTCTACCAGAAGATTCTGAGCAGCTTTGGTGCTCACGGAGGAATTAGCTCGACCTTCACTCGCACAAGAGACAGCGAAGTAGTCATCGTCGCACCCGCACCAGCCCCTGGCACACAGACGATCGACACTGATGGCGTGTCATCGGCAAGCCCATATATCTACAACTGTTCCATCCGTTCAAAGTATGGAATGTGCGGCATTTTTGCCAATGGCGATGATGTCGAGGGCTTCAAATCTATGGTTGTAGCGCAATATACAGCCATCGCACTTCAGCGTGATATGCGTTGCTGGGAGCGCTATGTTTCCGGCGCGTGGCAACAGATTACGGGAGATAGCGGAAACCCACACGACAACTACAGCACTTACATTGCAGAACAGCCGGACAATCTTCGCCAACACACTTCACGAAGGACCTTCCATATTCGTTGCGTAAATAAATCTATTATCCAGGAAGTTAGTGTCTTTGCTATCGGACAATCGGTACACCATTGGGTAGAATCTGGGGGCGAACTTACGGTCACTAATAGTAACTCAAACTTTGGAGGTTGTGCTTCATTAGCAGAAGGATTTCACAACGAAACTTATGCAACAGACACCGACTGGTCGTTGCATACTATCAACGTTGCGCGAGATCTTACGCCACTGCGCAACAAATTTGCCACTTACCAGCTGGGTGAACTTGTCGAAACTCAGAGCAATTCAGCAACCACTATCGAGCTGACCGTAGCGCTTGATGGTGAGGAGCTGAATAAGCCATCTGTTTTGACAATCAATGGGTACTCGCTCGATAACTACGGCGGCACAAGCTACATCTGGATCGAGAACCCTAACGGCCCTGACTATTACGCACCCTTGGCCGACACGGCCTGGGAAACTAGCGCCCCAACCAGAATCAACGTCTCTTCTGCATTTGTTGCTGTAGGCGGAACTCCTCCAAGCAATTCTGCTGGTGGTGTTTTCCCACCTCTAGCTGGGCTGAGGGTTTACGTCAGAAGGCTTCGTGACACCCGCAGCTTGGAAGAGCGGACTTACTCAATCACCTGTAACAACACCAGCACACAATCACGAAACATCGTTCGCGATTACGGCATCCAGACGGACATCACAGAATCGTCGATTGACGCCTACATTGACGCAGATGAGCCGATCGTCGTCGGCAAGGTTTCGGTGCTGCCCCCTGAAGGCGCTGGTGTCATCCGACGCAACAAAGTTGAGATTCGCAGAGCAGCAGCATCAGACAACTGGGATGACCGAGGAGAGTATCGGTCTGGCTATCACGCAACCAATAATTACTACCGGCCTGGCGATGTAGTCCGATACCAAAACAAGCACTACAAGTGCATTGTCGAGCACATCGCTACTTCTACTTTCGAGACTCAGTATTGGGATCAGGCATTTGTCCACATGCCTTCCAACTATGCGCCTGAGGACTTCTTCAAAAACACAAAGAAACCAATTACATTTGACCGTGACAAAGACGCCACAAACGAGGATCCATTCCTGGGTTATGTAAATTCTGACCTCTGGAATGACGCTCAGATTTACCGGCAACTCCGCACAAATAGCGACTATCTAGGTGTGTATTCGTTGCTGAGAAGCCTTGGCTTCACTGGCGCAAATGCCCACATGATTTTGCGGCCAAAAGACACAGCAGACCGTGAGCGCAATCCCGGCACACAATTAGATAGCATCCCTAATCCAACTGGTGCTGCAAACACTTGGGACAACTGGGCGCTAACAATGCGTCGTCCTTCAAATATAAGATTGTTCGGCCATGCATTTGAATGGGCGGGACTAAATAACTATTCCAAAGCATTACCTAAGTACCAAAAAGATCTAACTGCAAGCAACAAATTTACCTTCTTCTTCACTAACAGTGCAGGTGGTCGGGTCTATCTAAACGGTTTCAACGAGGAAGGTTTCCAAGTCACGGCCGCAGGTCTTGTGGATCTGCAGACCGGTGAGGTGCTCTCGCCTGAAGGCCTGGGTGCAGACGACGCAGCAAACGACAACGTCATCTTCCCCGGAGATGTGACCGTCGAAGGCACGCTCAGAGCCGACACGATCCAGTCAGATCAACAGGCACTGGTTTTCGTCAAGCACGAAACCGACAACCCACGGCCACCGAGCAATGGTCTCGGCTTTGCTTACATCGCACCAGCTACTGCGATCAGAGGTATGCACAGCGGGGGTACGCCCCTTCCAGAGGCAACGACCTTTGATACCAATAACGAAGAGGGCACGGCTGTAAATGGCTCTTCGCCCCTGCCATCAAACAAAGGCTATAGCGGCCCTCACTTTGTTACACCTGCTTGGATTGACCTTTGGAAAGGTAAAAACGGCCTGCTGGGAGTTACAACTGGGTCTGTCAACATCTTTGTGAACCCAAGAGCGGTCGAACCGGCTGACACGGCGGCTGTCGATTCACTGAATAATGAGTCGGTCAATTACAACGCAGACATCAACCAACTGGTCAGTCAGCCGCCGCTAAGCCCTGAGTACGCCTGCAAGACGCTGAGCCTGGCAATCGAATTTGCAAACCTTGCAGTGTCCACGACCACCCGCGTGAATTACTTCCTGGGAACAGGTGTTTACAGCAACGACTGCAAAACTCACGAATTCGCCCACCCTGTGCTGTTGCAGGGCTACAAGTTTGAGTCAAACCAAGTCACGTCTGACACCCGTGGCGGTGGTGCCCACAAGTTCATGGCAGACAGCGTGTCCGCCGCTGATTGGAACGACGGCCGAGGCGTTGGTTGGGACGGTACTACAGGCAATGGAAACGGAAGCACTCAGGGCGGCGGTAAGAACGTACTTGCTACGCAAAGCCTTTCTGGCGGTGTCGACGTTGTCGGCTCAGGCGGAACGCTTGAAGAGCATTTCAAAGACGCAACGCTGGCACCGTGTTTCATCACAAAGGTCACTGTCCAACTAGAAAACGCGGGACAATGGGCCACGGTCAGATTCAGTAGCACGAGATTCTTTTTCCGAAACCCGTCCTACATCACCGGAATGCACATCTGGGGTGCATCGACAACTTGCGAGATGGCACAGGGCAACCGTGACAACTCAGATCTGATTTATGTGCCCAACAGCCATTTCGGGCTATCGGATGCTCAAGTTCAAACGATCCGTTCACAAACAGATCGAAACAAAGTATTGAATGCATGGGTTTATCAGCTGTGCCAGTCGCTGTCAGTTACTAATCTGCGGCAGATTCGATCTATTGAAACCTTTAGATTCCAAAACCTACTCTCAGTGAGAGATGTGGCAATCTCAGCGACGGATTTGCCGTATAAAAATGCAGGCCAAGGCGACGACCAGCCCCTGTTCAACTTCATTGATAATGCAACACTTCACTGTGCGGGGCTCTACCTCATCGGCAACAACACGCTCGATAACAACGGTTTCGCCGGCAATACCGGTGGGGGGCTGACATGGTCAGGTAATTCCAACTTTAGTTTCTTTGGATTCACCAACGCAATGATCAGCATCAATGATCGCTCACCGAACGCTGTCGCGACTGTTAAGTTCGGCCACGGTCACGCGATTGTTGATGCGGCGAGTGATTTCGATCGCAATTTGGTCGGAAACAACATCCACCTGCTTACTTACAACTATCGCTACATGGCTTCAAGCCATCGTGCAAATGAGGAGGCTGCAAACGCTGGTGGAACATTTAATGCAGACAATAGCGACCGGTACAAGCAAGGTCCGGCTTTCGGAGCAATTTACGGTAACGGAGCCAAGGGAAGGCGCGTCGATAGGCACAACTTCACTGATTTCCGAGTAAGCCGTATCTACAAAACCTCAGGTGTTGTCGGTTTCTTTGGGCTTTATCGGAGGAGACGCGGAGGCACAGATACTGGCTATAGACAAATGGGCCTGAGTGTTCTGGATAATTCTGCAGCAACTGATCTCGGACGGACAACAAGCGGCTCACCCAACAGTTCGATTATTGCCGGAACGAATTTTGACTGGGAGTCAACCCGTGGTTTCCTGTTCAGGGCGAACGGGAAAAACCAATACATCGGCATCACCGGCACTATTACAAACCCAGGATCTGGTGTTGTGCGTCACCCAATTTTCTCCCCAAGCTGGGTTTTTGGAACTTTCGGAGGGACTAACGGAGGTGAGATCTACAACCTCAACCTCAAGTATGCCGTTGTCAAACCAGGCATTGACTTTGGGCACGGCGGCACAACCTCAGCTAACGCGGGTCCCTATAGTTCAAATAACATGCTGTTAGGTTGATGCCCAGAACAACTCCGATTCCTGTTGCCGAAACTTGGGAGGAGCATTCAAGCTATCCCGAAGTCGGCAACCTTGGTCTCGATGAAGATGGTGCCACCCGCTTTACCGCTGACAGGTGGTACAGATTCAGCGCCGAAACTCAGGAGTGGGAAGACCAGGGAACAACTATGCCTTTCAGCTTCTAACTAGACTTTGAGTACCCCGGATGCGGGTGTTCTTCGCTAAATAGCAATGGCCGCCAAGCTGATTCACAAGTCTTCGAGCGTCCAGTACAAGAACGTCCGCCCCAATCAAATTGAGCACTCGGAGATAGCTGTCAACTATCACGAGTCAGGACCCTACCTGCAAGTAAAAGATTCAGACGGCGCGATCGTGCAGGTGGGTGGCATCTTTATCGGTACGGCAGCACCTACCAACCCAATCCCGGGAAAGATGTGGCTGAACAATGTTGCGGGGAATCTGTATATCTACGATGGCACCAGTTGGATCAACGTGTCCGTTTGATCTAAGCCCTACCGGAGATAAGTGCAATGGCCGTCAAGCTTATTCACAAGCACTCGAACAACGCATATACCAATGCGAGTTCGACGGATCTTGAGTTTGGTGAGATCGCGGTCAACAATCACGAGTCCGGCCCTTACCTGCAGGTAAAAGGCACAGACGGCAATGTCTACGAAGTAGGCGGGATCTATTACAACACCCACTCACCTACAAACCCTTTAAAGGGAAAGTTTTGGCTGGATCAAACGACTGATCAGCTACGGGTGTGGAACGGCACGGCATGGATTATTTGCGCAGGCGTCTCAGGACCCGCCGGCCCTGGCTTTACTGGTGGAAGTTACGACCCAAGCACGGGCCGAATCACATTCACATCTGACGACGGCCTCGGATTTACAACCGAAGATCTTCGGGGTGCCGATGGGGTTGACGGCGCTGGTTTCACAGGCGGCAGCTATGACTCATCAACAGGCCAAGTCACTTTTACTTCTAGCGACGGGCTTGGTTTCACCACTGGAGACCTAAGAGGTGCTGATGGTAATGATGGCAACGATGGAGATGGTTTCACTGGTGGTTCCTACGACTCAACTACCGGCCGAGCCACCTTCACATCAGATGACGGTTTAGGTTTTGAAACTGGTGATCTCAGAGGTGCTGCTGGTGATCGAGGCCCCCAGGGCCTAGCGGGCGCTGACGGAGATGGCTTTACTGGCGGTTACTACTCACCCTCCACCGGCCGTGTCTTTTTTACATCCGACGATGGCCTC